TCACAAGCTCCAGGCTGTCAAGCCGCCGTCCCATCGGGTCGCCCCATCGTCCCAGGCGATGGAGGAGGCCACAGACGGCGGCGCGGTGTGTGTCACGGTGATTGTCAGGCGGGCTGTCAGGGTCGGGGCGATGCGCCGCGCTCCGTAGCGCGTGCCGTCGCCGCGCGACCGCATGCCGTTGTGGGCAGGGTCGCGGGCTGCCTGGACGCGCACCAGGGCGCGCGGTGACACCGTCACGGCGGGCTCGGCGTCCCGCCCGACGGCCGGCGGCAACGCCACCACCACCATGTCGAGGCGGCACCGCGCCGGCGCCCACGCTGCGGCGGCGCGGCCGATGCGCGCTACGTCGGCCGGCGTCAGCGTGTCGGCGTCGCCCAGCGGCACGCGCAGGCGGTAGCGCGCCCAGCGTCCGCGCCCGTCATAGCGTTCGCGCCCGTCACGTCGCGCCGCGCGGTCGTGGAGGAGTGGCGGTAGCCCCTCGGTCAGCTCGACCTCTGAATGGCCGATGGCCCCGACCACGCGCTTTACCGCGTGGGGCGTGCCCTTGCGCCGGTGCAACTCGATGGCCGTCCACACCAGAGCCCGGCGCTGGGCGTCGGTGACGCACTCCTCCCACCCCTCGCCGAACAGGTGGAACTGCCAGCCCAGGACGGGGAGCAAGCCTGCGTCGACCTCGCCGATCCGGTAGACGGCCAGGCGCGGCAGCGCGGCGTCGATGGCCCGCAGTTCGGCCGCCGCCAGGGCGGCGAGGCTGCGGAACGGTTCCCGGTCGATACCGGCCGGCAGCGGCAGGTCATGCAAGTCAGCCATGGGCGCTCTCCGCCGTCCGGAAGCCAAGGCTGATGCCGGTGCAGGTGGCCCACTCCTGCGGCGCCAGCGGCCGGAACGCCGGCGCCGCCACCTCGACGCGGTGCACCCCGGCCACCGACAGCGCCACCACCGCCTGGCTGGAGATCAGGTCGCGGCCCAGCCCGCGCGCCCGCTCGGCCGTCCAGGCCGCCGCGGCGGCCTCGACGCGCGCCCGCACCGTCTGCACGTCCACGTCGGCGCGCAGCCACACCGTGGCGTCCAGCGCGTAGGGGACCGCCACCGGCGGCGCGGCCGTCACCGTATCCGAAAGCGGCCGGGTCGACGTGGCCGTCAGCGCCGCGCGCACCAAAGACAGGACCGCGTCGGATGGCATGCCGGCGTCGGTCAACACGTGCACCATCACCGCGCCGGGCCGCGGCGAGGTGACCGCCACATCAAGGATCGAGGCGTGCGCCGTCAGCGCGTGCCAGCGGTAGGCGTTGGCCGGGCCGGCGGTGCTGAACTTCTCCGGCGCTTCCTGGATGCGCCGGCGCAGGCGCTCGTCGTCCTCGATGTCGGCGCCGCCGTGGCTGACGCCGACGTTCGAAGCCGCCGCCACGCCCTCGACCGGCGCATCCAGCGCGGTGATCTGGCCGGGCAGGAAGCCGTTGGCGCCGGCGCCAGCCGCGGTGGCCACCAGCACCGCCTCGGCCTTCGCCGCGCCGGCCGGCACCGTCGCCGTGCCGGTGAAGGCCCACGCGCGATCGGGGGTCCGCACGGACAGGGGGCCGACGGTGCGTTCCGTCTCGGCCGGCTCGGCCATGCGCACCTCGAACACCGCCTGTGCGGCGCGGGCCGGCAGGCGCTCCACGCCCAGCAACGCTCCCAGGTGGTCCAGGTTCTGGCCACGCGCGTAGGCCAGCAGCGTCTGCTCGCCGGCCTCCTGCACGGCCATGCGCTGCAGCGCGAACTGGTAGGCCAGCCAGTCCAGGAACAGCCGCTCCGGCTGCGCCGGCAGCAGCGACCGGCCGGAGATCGACTGAAAGCTCTCCACCATCGCGGCGGCGAGGTCGGTGGGGTCGGTGTCGATGAAGTGGGCGCGCGGCAGGGCCGACAGGTCGATCATCGGACGGCCGCCCCAATCGAAACGGCGGTGGAGGCAGCGGCCCCCAGCGAGCCCGCCAGTTGCCACGTGACGGTGATCGTCAGGCCGGCGCCGTCGCCCGGCGCGTTCGCCGTGCCGGCCGCGACCGCCACGTCAAGGACCGACAGGCGGGGCTCCCAGCGCTCCAGCGCGTCGCGCACGGCGGCGACGATGCCCGGGCCGGCCACCGGCACCGGCAGGTCGATCCACGGCTGAAGGTCGCAGCCGAAGTCGGGCCGGTGCGGGTCGGAGCGGAGCGGCGTCGTGACGATGACGCGCACGGCCTGCGCCACGTCGTCCAGCCCCTCCACCGTCAGGCCGGGGCCATCCACCATCAGCGACCAGTCGACTGCCAGCAGCGCCATCACTCGCCTCCCTCATCGATGAAGACGGTCGCGCTGCCGGTGGCGACCGACGAGCCGCAGGACACCGGATCGCCGATGCGGCCGACCGGGCGGCCGTTGACGAAGACCGTGGCGCTGCCGGCGGCCAGCGCGCCGGCGTGCGTCTCCGGGATGGCCGGGCAGGTGTGGGCAGCCCAGGCGTCGCCGACGCGGTGCACGGGCCGGCCGTCCACGAACACGTCGGGCGACGCCCCGGTGCTGGGCCGGGGCGGCCAGCAGCCGTGGCCGGTGCAGGTGTCGCCAAGGCGGGTGACGGCGGGCATCGGGCGCTCCCTCAATTCAGGTCGATGCGGGCGCCGACGAGGCGGACACCGGCATCGTCCAGCACGATCGACGTGCCGCCGACGCTGATCGCGACCCGGCCGCCGGCCGGCACCGCCACCGTCCAGGTGTGGGTGGCGCGGTCGTACTCGAACACCGCGCCATCCTTGTGCACGGTGTGGGACTTGTCGGCCGACGTCACCGGCGGCGGGTCGGCGGCGGAGTAGATGGCGCCCAGCACCACGCCGGCCTCGTCCCGCTCGTCCATCAGGACGGCGACGGCCTCGCCGACGTCCGGCATCCAGTACGACCGGTCGCCCAGCGTGCGCTGCTGCAGCACCTCCAGCCACCAGCTGACCATGGCGTCCGCGTCGGGGAAGCGGACGCGCACGCGGGCGGTGGCGGCATCGACCGCCTCGACGATCGCGCGCCTATACACGGTGGGCCTCCATGTCGGTGGTGTAGCCGCCGCCGCGCACCATGCGGTGCGTCGAGCTGGTGACGTGGTACGTGCCGTCCCAGGCGCCGCCGAACCCGGCGAGCACGACGTTGACGCCGGCCACCAGATCGGGCCGGCCGGGAAAGGACAGGCTGGCGCGCACCTCGCCGCGGTTGGCGCGGTCCAGCAGCGCCTGCGCCTTCTGCCGGGCGTGCGCCTCGCTCTCCACCCGCATGCGCCGGCGCAGCAGGTCGCCGCCCTTGGGCTTGGTCTCCTGTCCCTCGGCCTTCACCGTGACGGTGCGCGTGCGCTTGGTCGCCGGGTCCAGGTAGCGCACCTCGCAGCCCGTGTAGACCTGCCGGGCCGTGACGCGGAACCGCCAGCGCACCGGATGGTGCAGGACGCGCGACAGGGTCATGACCGGGTCGGCCGACAGCAGCTCGTCCTCGCTCATGAACACCAGCCGGCCGCCGCGGACGGAGAAGACGTAGCCGTGCTCGGCCGCCAGCTTGCTCAGGAACTCCAGGTCGGTCTCGTCCGCCTGCGTCACCCGTTGCAGGGCCTCGGTGGCGGGGTCGCCGATCACCTCCATGCCGTGGTCGGCCGCCACGGCCGCGGCGATCTGCGCCAGCGTCTGGTTCTCGAACGCCCGGTGCCGCTTGGTGCGCAGGGCCTCCGTCACGCCGGCGGCGAGTGCCCGCACGTCCAGCCGGTCGGGGGGGCCGCTGTGCTCCACCTCGTCCACCTGGTAGGTGCCGGCGTCGACGGCGAGCCCGCCGGCGTAGCCCAGCGTCACGTCCAGCACGTCGCCCTTTTCCGGCAGCCAGTCGCCGCGCCAGCGGCCGTCGCGGTCCTCCAGCGTGACGGACAGCTCGTCGCTCTCGCCTTCCTTGCGGTCGGTGACGGTCAGGCTGGTGACCATGGCGGCGATGTCGGCCGTCACGTCGGTGCCCTGCCAGGTCAGCGTCCAGACTGGCGTATCGACCCGGTTCATCGCGCCCCCCGCTTCCAGGGCGGCAGGCCGTGCGCCGACACCGGCCGCGCGATCACCGGGATCGCCAGGCGCACGCCGGCCGGCAGCAGCGGCGTCGGCGCCACGTGCGGGTTGGCGCGCACGATCCGGGCGTAGCCGTGGGCGTCGCCATAGTAGTCCCAGGCCAGCAGGTCCCAGCGGTCGCCGTCCACGGTGACGTGCTCGATGAAGGCGTCCGTCACGGCAGCCTCCGCAGCAGGGGCGAGGCGACGGCGCGGGCCAGCTCGGGGCCGATGCCGGTCAGGGGCGCGCCGGCCCACTCGGTTAGCTTCAGGTCTGCCTCGACCCACAGCGGGGCGCCGTCGGGCATGGTCCAGCGGCCCTTCTCACCCAGGCTCGTCACCACGAAGCGGCCGAGCCACGCGCCGGTGCCGCGCATCAGCGGCCACGCCCGCACGGCACCACCCAGGGCGCGCAGCTGCGCCATCTCCGCCGACGGGTCGCACCAGCGCATGTGGAAGCGCAGGGCGATGCTGGCGCTGCGCAGCTGCGTGCCGGTCCATTGCAGCTTCGGCTTGGTTTCCACCACATCGTGGTCGGGGAACTGCCAGCCGTCCGTCAGGTCGAAGCCGACCACGGACAGCGTGTCCAGCCGCACGGGGCCGAGGATCAGGGTAGTGCTCATCGGCCGCGCCCCCCACGCGAATGGGAAGCTGCATCGAAGACCGTGCGCGCCTGGCGCTCGTCCTCGCGGCGGACCGCCTCGGCGATCAGCCGGCCGCCCTCGCCGCGCACCCACTCCTCCAGGCGGCGGACCACGTCCGGATCACCGCCGTCGAGGGTCACCGACAGGTTGACGGTCACCGGCGCGCCGCCGGCCGCCGCCCCGCCGCTTCCGCCGCCGGCGATCGTTTCGCCTTGTTCGGCCAGCGGCGCGATGGCTGTCATGGGCATCGCCTGTGCCGCCGCCAAGTCGGGCATCATGCCCGCCGTCGCCGTGGACACCGACAGCGGCAACGCCACGGCCGCCGCGGCGGCGGCGGCGGCCACCAAGCGCGACAGGTTGGCCGCCGCCGCCGTGGCATCGGCGCCGTTGTCGTTGATGCCGTTCTGCAAGCCCTCCACCAGGTTCAGGCCGAACCCGGCGAAGACGGTGGAGGGCGAGTTGATGCCGAGCAGCGACTTGAACTTCCCCACGACGCCGCTGGCCACGCCCGATACGGTGTCCAGCACCGCCTGCACCTTGGCGGCGAGGCCGCCGGCCAAGCCGTCCATGATCCATTGCCCGAACTGCGCGAACACGGTGGAGGGCGACGCGATGCCGAGCAGCGCCTTGAAGCGGCCGATGATGGAGGCGCCGACGCCCTCGATCGCCGCCAGCGCGGCCGACGCGCCGGCCGACAGGCCGTCGGCCAGCCCTTGCAGGATCGCCGCGCCGGCGTCGTACAGCGACAGGCCGGTCAACCGCTGGGACAGGCTCTCGAAGAAGGTCAGCACGCCTCCCAGCGCCGTCTGCCAGCCCGCCACGACGGCGCCGAAGTCGCCGGACAGCACGCCCGCCATCGCCTGCGCCAGCCCGGTGACGACGGTGGCCACCATGCCGATCAGGTCGACCAGGGAGTTGAGCGCGCCGCCGGCGAGCTGGCCCGCCATCTCGCCCAGACGCGCGGTGCCGCCGGCCGCCTCCTCCATGCCGCCGAACAGCGCGGCCAGCCGGTCGAACAGGCCTGCCACGGCGGTGCCGAGCGCGCCCAGCGCGCTGCCCAGCGGACCCAGCTTCTCCGACAGCGCCGTGAAGCGGGACAGGTCGAACGCCGACTGGAAGCCGGAGATCCAGCCCGCGACGAACTCCTGCCCCCAGGCGCGCAGCCGGTTCAGCCCCGCGCCTACGGCGTCGAGGGCGCCGGGCAGCGCCTCCCAGGCGGTGGTCACCAGGGCAGCCGCCTCGACCAGCCAGGGGTCGGCCATCCCCGCCGCCATGGCGCCCAGCGCCTGCCCCCAGGCCGTTCCCAGCTCGCCGGCGGCGCCCGCCAGCCCGTCGACGGGGGCGAACAGCGATTGGACCCAGTCGAGCAGGCCGGCACCGGCGACCAGGATCGGGGCGACCGCGGCGGCCAACCCGTCCAGCGCCGGTTGCAGCGGCGCCAGCCCGTCCAGGAACCCCGCCCACAGCCCCTCGAAGAAGGCCGCGATGCCATCCCAGTTGCGGTGGATCAGCACGGCGGCCCCGGCGACCGCCGCCGCCAGCAGCCCGACCGGCCCCAGCAGGACGGACAGGGCGGAGAGCGCGACGCCGGCGCCGGTGGCCAGCACGCCGAACATCATCATCAGCGGCCCCAGGACCAGCGCGGCGGCGCCGGCCAGGGCCAGCAGGATCATGCCCGTGCGGAACATCTCCGGGTTGGCCTTGGCGAACGCCGTCACGCCCTCGACCAGCGCCTGGACGTGGGGCAGGATGTCGTTGAGGGCCGGCAGCACCAGGTTGCCCAGGCTGATCGCCAGGACGTTGGTCTGGTTGCCCAGCAGTTCGATGGCGTTGGCCGTCGTCCGCGACCGCGTCTCGTACTCCTTGAGCATGGAGCCGTTGTAGGCCGCCGGATCGGCGACCAAGCCCAAGGCCTTCTTGTAGGTGTCCAGCGAGCCGACCAGCTTGGCGATGTCGTCGGCGTACTCCGCCCCGAACAGGTCGGCCAGCGTGCCCATCACGTCGGGAGCGCCCTTCACCTTGTCGAGGAAGGACACCAGCGCGCCCTGCGCGTCGTTCTGGACTGCGGCCTTGAGCTGTTCGGCCGTCATGCCGATTGCTTCAAGCCCGCCCTGGAACTTCGCGTTCTGCTTGTCGGCGGTGGCCATCTTCAGCAGCAGCGCGTTGATGCCGGTGGCCGCGACCTCGGGCGGGCTCTTCAGCGCCAGCATGGTGGCCGACAGGGCGTTGAGCTGTTCGCCCGACAGGCCGAACAGCTTCGCCGTGCTGCCCGCCCGGTTGGCGACGTTCAGCATCTCCGCCGCCTTGGCGTCCATGTTGTTGGACAGGTGGTTGATGCTGTCGCCCAGGCCGACCACCTGGTCCTGCGTCAGGCCGAAGATGGTGCGCAGGCCCGTCATGGCGCTGCCGGCCTGACCGGCGCTGACGTCGAACGCCACGCCCATCTTTGCCGCGTCCTCGGTGAAGCGCAGCAGCTCGTCGCGCGCGATGCCGGCCTGCCCGGCCGCCGCCGTGATCTCGGCCAGCTTGACGGCGGCCATGGGGATGCGGGTGGACATGGCGGCGATCTGGTCGGACAGCTCCACCAGCTTGCTCGGGTCCAGGTCGAGCGTCTTGTTGACGTCGGCCATCGCGCTCTCGAACGCGATGGCCGGGTCCAGCATCTCCCGGAAGCCCGCCGCGACGCCGGCACCGGTGGCCGAGACCATGGCCCCCGACATCATGGCCTGCTGGCCCATGTTCCGCAGGCCCTGCGCCGCGCCGGCCACGCGGTCCACGTGCTCGATCGCCGCCGTCGCCTGGCCGAGCGGCCCGGTCAGCTGGTCGACGAGGCGCAGGATGACCGCGATGTCGAAGGGGTTGGCCATGGTGTCCCGATGAGGAGGAAGGCGTCAGCGCCGGTTCGCCGCCGGACGTGCAGCGTCGTAGGCGGCCTTGCGGCGGCGGGCGTACTCCGCCAGCGCCGCCGCTTCGTGGACCAGATCGTCCCAGTCCATCTCCATCAGCTCCGCGTGGCGAAACCCTCCATCGATGCGGAGTTGGGCAAAATGCTGCTCAAGGAGGAGGCGCCGTTTCCCATGACGGCACCCATCAGGGCCATGACGTCCCCCAGATCCATCTCCTCGACGTCTTCGATGACGAGCGGTCGGCCGTCGACCTGCGTCAGCACGGCGATGATGCCCATGGTCAGCTTCATCCCGTCGTTGCCGCCGCCGGCCATGCGTGCGGCCTGCACCAAGTCGCGGCCCTTGCCTTTGCGGACGGTCGCAGCCTTGCCGCTGGGCAGCGTCACGGTGCGCGTGTCGGTGTTGCTCTCGCTGGCCATGCCATCACACTCCCAGGTTCGTGCGCCAGCGGGCGAGGACGTCCTCGCCGCCGACGGTCCAGATGTTGTTGAAGACGTCGATCTCGCAGACGCTCTCGCCGTCGTGCAGGACCTTGACGTACGAGACCGCCATCTCGTCGTCGAACTCCGCGCCCTCCTGCGGCTTCAGCACGCCCAGCTTGGCCGTGGTCCAGGTCGCGGTCATGTGCCAGACCACCGGCACCTCGCGCGTGCGCCCCTCGGCCGTCCAGGTCTCCAGGCTGCCGCGGACCTGGAGCTTGTGCGACTTGAACGGGTTGGCGGCGGCGCGCAGGTGGTCGGCGTAGAAGCCGGTCCACTTGATCTCGCACGTCATGGCCTCCAGCCCGCCCGGCAGCTCCAGCGTGCCGAACATGCCGAGCGCCTTGTGCTCGCTCGTCGCCACCGACATCTCGGGCAGCGTCAACTCGCCGGCGCGGCCGATCAGGCTGGCGGTGCCGTCGAGGTAGACGTTGGCGTTGAAGATCTTGTTCAGCTCGATCGCCATGATCAGCCTCCCAGGTTCGCGAGGAGCTGGACGTCGATGAAGCTCTCGAACGTGATCCGCTCCGCCGGCGGCGGCGGGCAGAAGATCAGGTCGAAGGTCAGGTGCCCGGCCGCCAGCTCGGTCGCCGGGTTCTTGTCCTTGTTGAACTCGCAGCGCGACCCGATGGTCAGCGCCCCGCGGCCGATCAGCGTGCGGATGAAGGCGTTGCCCGTCTCGACGATGCCTTCGATCAGCGCGTCGTTGATCGGCAGGTCGATGAACTGGAGCATCGCGTACTCCAGGCTTTCATGGACCATGTCGGCGGTGCGCCGCGTCTGGATGAAGTTGCCCTGCGCGGTGGAGGCCGGCCACGCGCTGGACCGGTTGCCCCAGGTGCGCAGGCCGGTGCCGAAGCTGTTGAACAGCGTGACGATGCCCACCTCGTTCAGCAGGTTCACGTCGCTGGTCGGGTCGTTGATCATCGCCGACAGGTCGCGCTCGGCACCGACGATGCCCTTGATGACCTTGTTGGACGGGCTGTACCAGTAGCCGAACTCGTCGTCGGTGGCGGCGATGACGCCGGCCAGACGCTGGCTGTACGGCTCCAGGCGCACGCTGTCGGTCGCGGCGTCGTGAACCTTCAGGTGCGGGTAGCACAGCACCACGCGCTCGCTGCTGAAGCCGAAGTTGATGGCGCCGGACGGGCCGCGGCCCGTGATGGCCTGGTCGCGCGTCGTGCCGATCGGCGCGTCGACCAGCGCGATGCCCCGGCACTTCGACGGCGCGGCCAGCACCTCCAGCTCCACCGCCACCGACTGCTGCGTGCAGTAGACCGGGGCGATCAGGATCTTCGGGAACATGCCGAAAAGGTTGTAGCTGTTCAGGAAGCCCTGCATGCCCAGCCGCCGGCCGGCCACGTCGACGCCGCCGATGACGTCGGAGGCGGTGACCTTGGACGGGTCGGCGCGGTCGTAATCGACGCGCAAGGTGGCGCCGGCGGCGATGGCGCCGTCCGCGACGCGGGCGAGAGTGCCCGTCACCGGGTCGAGCGTGTAGTCGGTGCCCGCCGCGTGCGTGGTGGCGCCGTCCTGGCTCTTGACCACGGCGGCGATGATGTCGCCGTGCGCCAGCCGCGCCGTGCCATCCGCGCCCAGCGTCACCGCCTCGGTCGGCACCGCCGTCTTGTGGGTCGCGGGGTCGAACACGTTGATGACGATCACCGTGCCGCGGCCCTGGTCGAAGATCGCGTCCAGCGCCTGGGGGATCGTGTAGCCGGACAGCGCCGGCCCGGCGAGGCGGCCGGCGTCGCGGTCGGACAGCACCAGGAAGGGCTCGTTGACACGCCGGTCGGCGGCGTCGAGGTGGTGGACGGGCGCGGTGCCGACCAGGCCGATGACGGCCGTCTTCACCGCGCGGACCGGCCGCGCCCCCTTCGTCACCTCGACCGTCTCGACGCCGTGCAGGAAGTTGGCGGGCATCAGGCGGCCTCCTCGGGCTTGGCCTTGCGCGCGGGCGCCGGCACCACCGGCTTGGGCACCTCCGTCAGGTGGCCCAGCGCCAGCAGGGTGCGGACGTAGCCGTTGTCGGCGCTCAGCTCCACGTCGGCGCCGGGGTGCAGCAGCACCTCCTTGCCGTCGATGGTGGCACCCGAGGGCGGACCGCTGTAGCGGTAGAGGGTCAAGGCTCGTCTCCCATGACAAGGTGTTCGGAAAGCGTGATCCGCTGGAGCACGGCCGCCTGTTCGGGCTCGGCCGTTTCCAGGGCCATGGCCGCGGTCGCGAAGGTGATGGCGTAGCGCCAGACGCCGTCGCGCACGCCCAGGAAGCGGTCGCGCACCGGGTACAGCTTGCGCGCACCGGTCGGCCGCCAGCCGGTCAGCGCCACGCGCACGGCGTCGAGGTGGCCATAGGCCCCGCCGTGCTGGCGCAGGTTGCGCGCCAGGATGGTGACGTCGAACTCCAGCCGCCGCTCCTGCGCGATCACGTCCAGGGCCTCCGGCTTGCCGTAGGCCGAGCGCCCGTAGCCGACCAGCACCGCACCGCGCGGATGCTTCAGCGCGTAGCCCGCCGGGTCTTCGGGATACGCCTCGACCCTGATGTCCTTGAGGACATCGGTCAGGCGGCCGACGATGGCGGTTTCCAGGTCGAGGATCACGCGGCCCTCCCGATCCAGTCGCCCAGCACCTCGTCGATCTCGTGCCTGTCGTCGCGCGAGATGCCGAGCCACGGGCGCGCCGGGATCTCCGGCTTGCCGGCCTCCGCACCACCGAAGTGGTGGATGGCCGCGTAGACCATGCCCGATCCGACCTCGACCGCATCGCCGCGGACCATATAGTGGACGCTGTCGATCAGCGTGCCGGTGCTCTCCAGCAGGTGGTGGCCGCCACGGCGGGTGGCCTTGTACCCCTCCGACCACTCGGGCCAGGGCTCGCCGTTCGGCCCTTCCTTGTCCTGTGACAGCCGCCGGCGCGTCTGGCTTTCGACCAGCCCGCCCAGGGCATCCAGCAGCGGCGTGAGGTCCATGGCCCGCGCCTGGATGGCCCGCAGCACCCCGAGACTGGCGTTGACGCCCACGTCGTCGATGAGGATCCCGACCCGCGCGCCGGCCATCGTCTCAGCTCCCGCGGTGGGCGCGGCGCCCGAACAAAGGCGCCTCGCCGGCGATGAAGGCGGCACCGGTGTGGGTGGACGCGGGCGCTTCCAGGCCGGCGGCCTGAAGGGTGACGGTGCCGGCGGCGACCTTCTCCAGCAGACGCACCGCCTCCTTGTAGCTGTCCTTCACCAGCTCCGTGGGCTTGTTGGAGTGCAGGAAGTAGCGCGCCAGGTCGCAGGCGATCCGGCGCACCAGGTCGGGCACCGGGGCGAGCGGCAGCCGGTAGCGCCCGCCCACGTAGCCGTCGATCAGCCGGCGGGCGTCGTCCAGCGCCCGCCCCACCACGACCTCGTCGATCGCCTCGGTCGGCACGGCCGCACGATCGGTGAGCTGCACCAGCTCGTCCGCGCCGAAGCGGTCGATCAGGTCCTGGAGCGTGGCGTAGGACATGGACGGCTCCTCCGGTTAGCCGCCCCGACGGCGGCCTTGCCCTTCGCCGGCGGCTGGCACCGCGTCGGGCGGGTCCATCTCGTCGACGATCAGCATGGGCTCGGCCTTCAGCGCCGCCTCCTGCGCCGCCGTAAAGTCGGAAAGGCGGTGGAACACGGGCTGGTCGGGGTGGCTGATGCCGGCGCGGCGGAAGCCGGCGCGCTTGGACACGATGCGCAGGTGCTGGGCCATGGAGCCGTCTCCTTACAGGCGCTGCTCGACATGGATCTCGACGAGATCCCGGTTGGTGTTGGTGGCGCCGTTGGCCAGCCGCTCGGCCTTGATGACCTCGTTCGCCGCGCCGCGCAGGTTGGTCGGCACCACCAGCAGGTTGGGCTTGTTGCCGAGCGCCCGGCCGTAGTCGCCCTTGATGGCGCACATGGCGTTGTAGGCCGCGTCGAAGTTCGCGGACGTCAGCGGCTGGCGGCTCGCGTACACCATCTGCCAGAACCCGTAGGCGGCGTTGCAGCGCAAGCGCACGCCGTACAGGAATTCGTCGCGCATGAAGACGGCCTCGTCGCTCGTCTGGTCCTGCTTGGCGAACTCGACCTCTGAGCGCTTCTGGAAGATGAAGGGCTTGCGGATGCGCTTGGTGCAGACGAGGTACCAGGGCGTGCCACTGCCGCCGCCGAAGTTCGACATGGACGTGACCTTGCCGTCAGCGTCGATAACGGGATGGTCCGTGTCGAAGAAGTACTGGCCGTCCCAGCTCACCGTGCTGAAGCCCGCCGGCAGCAGGCCCCACACCAGATCGTCGGGCGTCTCGGCCGCCGTCTCGCCCAGCATGGAGAAGGCGGGCTTGTAGATGCCCAGCCGATCGTCCTCGATGTCGGTGCGCTTGACGCCGTACGTGTTCTCGAAGGTCTTGTTTGCCACCTCGAAGCCGGTGGCTTCCAGGCTGTTGATGAACCGCTCGCCGATCCACTCGCGGGTGCCGGGCAGGGTCATCAGCCAGGGGTAGATCTCGGAGCGGCCGTAGGACGGCGTCTCCATGGCGATCTTCGACCAGGTGCGCTCGACGGCCTCCACCCCGGTGTTGAAGGCCATCTGGAAGCCCTGGCTGGCGCTGGCCAGCAGGGCGGCGGTGATCACGCGGGGCATGGGGCCTCCTTAAAACTCGATCCAGACGCCATCGGCGTCGATGTCGATGATGGTTCCGGCGGCGCTGCGCGTGCCGCCGCCATCGGTCGCGGCGACGGTCTGGTCATCCACGATCCAGGCCGCCTTGCCGACGTGCGCGCGGCCGACCGGGTCGGCGGCGTCGTTGTCGAAGCGCCAGCTGCCGTCGCGGCGCACGTCCGCCCGCTCGGCACCGGCGGCACCGGCGGCGTTGCTGACGCTCTGCGCGGCGATGCCGACGCAGGTCAGGTTGGTGGCGGTGGCGCCCGGCACGAGGAAGCCGGCGGCGTTCAGGCAGGCGAGCCCGCCCTGGTGGACGACGGCACCCGCGGCCAGCGGATGGGAGATGATGTCGCCGGCGCGCTGCTGCGTACGCCGGCCGGCGGACAGGGCGGCCATCTACTTGCCCTCCTTGAACGTGCGCCACTCTTCTTCGGTGAAGCCCATCTGGCGGCACACGGCGCGGTCCTCGTCGGACAGCGCCCCGTCGCCGGCCGGCGGCTTGCCCGTGGCGGACGGCGCCGGATCCAGCACCTTCGGCGCCGCCTTCAGGAAGTCGCGGAACCGGTCGACGCCGGCGCGGTCACGGCACTGGGCGCGGTAGAAGTCCTCCGTCGCCGGGCTGATCTTGCCCTCCTTCTTGCCCTGCTCGATCAGGGCGTCGACGTCGGCCTTGAGCGTCGCGGCCTCGACATCCGCCAGCGTCTTCTCGGCGTTGGTGGCGCGGTTCACGGCGGCGTCGTAGTCCGCCCGCGGCACGAAGCGGGCGATGTCGGGCGTCTCCGCCCGGTTGCGGGCGGTGTCCAGGTCGGTCTTCTGCCGGCGGACGGCGGCCAGGACGTCGTCCAGGCTCGCGGTCTCCGGCAGGCCGAGTTCCCGGCACAGGGCTTTGATGTCCATCGGCTCCTCGCGATTGAGCGCCGGCAGCGCCGGCAGGTTGGGGGCATGCACCAGGCCCACGGAGGTGAGCCGGACGATCTCGTTGGCGGAGCGGCTGAAGTCGAAGCTGGGGCTGATGTAGCGGTAGGCGCCGCCCTCGACGTCGGCGCGGCCCTGGTCGGTCCAGGCGACGCGGCCCCAGACGGCACCGTCGCGCAGCTCCACGTCCTTGATCCAGCCGGCGGCCGGGCTGCGCTCGCCGGCCAGCGAGCGGGTCTCGCTGCCGTGCTCCCAGTCCAGGACGAGGTCGAGGCCGCGCGCCCGGAACGCCTCGACCACGCGGGCCGGGTTGCCGTTCAGCCAGCGGCGGCCGTCCAGCCCGACCACTTCGGGGCCGGCCGGCAGCAGCATGATCCACTCCGGGGCCGGACCGCCGGCGGCGGTCAGCTCGAAGCACAGGACGCGCTGTGTGTCGGAAAGGATGTCGCGGCGGGCGGGCATCGGGTGGCCGGAGTGGGTGGTGCGGTGCCGCCACCCTGTCCGACCGCGCGAACGCCTGACACCCGGACAGGTGTCCGGGCGTGGCTTCGCTGCCGTCCGCCAACCCTACGCTGGCGGACGTCTATCGTCCATGCCCCTTCGGAATACCCCTTAAGAGCCGGTAAGAGGGCTCTTAAGGGGTATGCGGCCCCTCCGACTGGGGAAGGGGCAGCCAGGGGCGCTCAGGGCCTCAGCGGGCCGGGCGTGACGCGCCGCGCAAGGAGCGCTATATTCAGCGCAGGCGCACGCGACACGGTGAAACTCTCGCGGCCGTAGCACGGCGGGTCCGCCCGCCGGAGCGTCATGTGGGGTTCCCTGCGAGGCCCCACCGTGCGCCCCTCACTCATCCTCGCCCCCGTCGAACAGGATCTCGTCGGCGCGCCGGTGCAGCCGGACCAGCTGCAGCTCGTCGTCAACGCGGGTGAAGCTGGTGACGAAGGTCCCCTCGCCGGTGCCGGTGCGCTTCACGACCGCCTTGTAGAGCCGCCCGTCCCGCCACAGGTACACGGCGGCGTTCTCCCCCTCCTTCGCGACCAGCTCCGGATCGGACCCGAGGTAGGGCAGCTTCCGGTACTCGTCCACCGTCAATTCCGGATGCCCGCGCCTGCCCGGCAGTTCCCCCTTCTGCTTGGCCATGGTCTCGTCCGACAGGACGGCGACCGGGTTCCTGGTGCCGATCGCCTGCGCGACGGCGTCGGACAGCCGCGCCACGGCGAAGGTGCCCTCGGGCCGCGCCAGCCATTCGGCGAAGCGAGGGCTGGCCACCATGTCGGAGATGGTCGCGCGGGCGAGATCGGGCGGCGCGTCGCGCAGCTTGTCGACGGCCCAGCGGTCGAGGTTCCGGCGTCGCGTCAGGCCCGGATTGGTGTCCCAGCCGGGGTCGATGCCGACCGGCACGTCGATCGTCTCGCCGCGCCGGTCGTTCGTCCAGCGCCGCGTCGGCACCTCCGGAGACGGCGACACCTCCCAGCCTTGGCGCCGCACTTCGGCGGCCGAGACCTGCCGGACCCGGCACTTGCAGCCCCAGCCGTTGGGCGGCATCCACCGGCGCCAGAAGGGATCGTCCACCGGCAGCACCAGCCCCTTCTTCTCCGCGTGCTCCGGCCGGTGCCGCTCCGACGGACCCAGCTGGTACAGCAGATAGGGCAGCGCCGCCTTGCTGCGTTCAATCCGTGCCCACTGGCCGGCGGCGTGCGCCGTGCGGATGTTGGCCTCGTAGATGGTCCGCAGCCGCTGCGGGCTGCCGAGCTGTCCGGGACGCAGGGCGCCGTCCGCCTTCGGATCGGGCACCTCGCCTTCGCCCCACCATCCCAGTTCCTGCAGGCGCGGCGTCAGGTTCCGCTTGAACGCCTCGAACGGCAGGCCGGCGGCCTGCGCGCGTTCCAGCTCCTCGCGGATGGTGCGCAGCACGTCCATCCGGGTCGCCTTGGCCACCATGAAGGCGAAGGCGTGCTCCTCCCCCCACACGTCCTTGTGGCTGAAGGCCGGCGCCCAGCCTTTGGCCTTCAGGTACGCCAGCGTTTCGGGATCGGGGCCGGTGGGGAAGCTGTACCCGGGCTTCTCGCTGTACGCCGTCACGGCAGGTCACCCGCATCGCCGGCGCGCGAAGCGCGCTCACCATCAAGATCGCCGGCGTCGCCGGCGGCGCGCGCCAGGAAGGTGGCGCGGGCGAGCGAGCGCATCAGCTCGTCCGCGTCCATCCGCTCCATCAGCTCCGGCAGCAGAGCCAGCGCCTCCTCGTAGCTGCCGGCCGACTGGATCGCGTCGACGACGGGGTCGACCAGCGGCGCCATGACCGGCCGCCAGCCGTCCAGCGCCGCGTCCGCCAGCGCGTCCAGGGCGTCGGCTTCGCCTTCCCGGTTCAGCGCCTGTGCCGTGGCGCAGCTGGGGCACGCACGATTGGCGGCGGTGGCCACGTCGCCGTCGACGCGGGCGGGATCGGCCGGCGCCGGTGGCGGGGCGGCGGCCGGCGCCTGGAGCAGCCGCACTTCCGGCCCGCGCTTCTCCGGCGGCGGCGGGTCGGGGATGCCCAGCTTGTCCCGCACCACCGACGCCTCGACCTCCAGGCCCATGGGCACCAGTGCCACCAAGCTCTCCACCAGCAGCTTGACGTCCTCGGGCTCCAGCACCGGATGCAGCAGCAGCGGATAGCCGTTCGGCGGCGGCCCGAAGTTCAGGTCGACGAACGGCCGCACGAGGTCGCGGTTCAGCGTGGCGCTCAGCTGGCGGGCGTCGGCGCGCCGGATGTCCTGGCGCACCTCGTTGTGCACCTTGGCCTGCGCCATGCTGGCGCCGTCGTCGGCCGTCATGGTCTGGCCCAGCACGGCTTTGCTGGCCTGCTTGTCCAGGTACTCGGCCAGACGCTGGAACACCTCCCAACCGCTGCCTCCGGCAGCCACCTGCTGGAACTCCACGCGCATGGTGTCGGGCAGGATGGCGGCGGCGTCGCGCGCCAGGTTCGTCACCGCCTGACGCAGCACCCGCAGGTCGGCGTCGCCGGCGCCGGCGCCGTAGCGGCCGAGCCGGATCGGCATGCCGTAGGTCTCGCAGAACTGCACCCAGTCCAGCACCGTGTAGTGCTTGAACATGAAGGTCCACGCCACCAGCCGCGCCAAGCCGCCGCGGATGGGGATGCCGGTCTTCAGCTTGGGCTCGTGCACGATGAACTTGTTGGGCGGCAGCTCGACGCCCCGCGGCGCCGCCTCGTCCTTCAGCAGCAGATGGCGCCGGCTGGCGTCGTCGTAGACGAACCAGCGCGGGTCGCGGTGCTCGTAGCGTGCCGGTACCCAGGGTGTGACCGCGGTGTCCCAGACGATCTCCACCACGCTGTACCCCTTGCCCAGGCCGTCCAGCAGGTCCTCGACCAGGTCGGGCCACACCAGCGGGTTGACCAGCTTGCGGACGGCGTCGGCGATTTCCTGGTCGCGCGTCTCGTCGCTGGCGGCCTCCACGCGCGGCTCGATGCCGGAGAGGGCACGCTTGCGGGTGCCGAGGACGGAGCCGTAATGCAGGTCCAGCTCCTCCATCTCCTCGGCCAGCGCCAGATAGGCGTCGGCGTCGCCCTCGGCCGCGCGGCGCAGCAGGCCGGCCAGCCGTGCCGGCGTGAGGTCGCGGGCGATCGCCTCCTGCCAGACGCGGCGGACGCCGAACAGCGAGGGGGCAGCCACCTCCCCGGTCAGCGCCGCCTCCGTGGCGGCGCGTTCCACGCGCTTCATGGGGCGCCCGTCGGCACCCAGGATGGGGCTGTCAGTACCGGTCATCGTCAGCTCCGAACAAAAGGCGGGCGGCGCGGCTCATGGCCTGCATGACCCCGCCGCCGGAAAAGCCGTGGCGGTCGCCGGCCGGCGGCAGGCCACGCTTGGGCAGGCCCTCGTAGGCGATGGCTTCGGCCGGCGCGCTGGTGGCCGCGAAGGCGTTGAGGATGGCGATCGCCGCGTCGGCGTGGCGGCGCCCACCGTCCGTGCCGACCTTGCGGACGTCGCTGGGGATGCGGCCGACGCCGTTGACCAGGCGGAACTGGTGCAGATCGTCGCGGACGTCGAGATCCTTGCCGATCCGGATCGTGCGGTCCTCGAACGCCGTCTTCAGTTGGGTGGAGTGCACCCGCAGCCATGCGTCGCTGGCGATCAGCTCGACGATGCGGTCGGCGCCGTAGCGCTGGCGGGCCTCCTGGGCCAGCACCATGCCGTTGCCGCCGGCGTCCAGGACGCCGCTGCCCAGGCGGCGCTTTTCGCGAAGGAAGTCGGCGATGCGCCACAGCAGCTGCTTCTGCTGGTCGTACGGGCACTCGCGTGCCTCGACCAGCAGCGGCACGTGGCGGGCCAGCCACTGGTCGGCGAAGGCGACGGCGTAGGCCGAGCGGTCCTGGCGCATGGCGAAGTCGCCGCCGATGCCGTAGGTCCAGCGTTCCGGCAGCCGCTCCAGCACGGGCTGGACGTGCGCCTCGATCCAGGCCGCCATGTGGGCGCGGCGCCGGACCTCCGGCCAGTCGACGAATTCCCGGCCCTCGGCGTCCGGCTCCGGCTTCTCCCAGCGCGCCACGGCGTAGTCGGGCGTCATGGCCGCCTCGATCAGCGCCAGCGCCAGCATGGTGCCGCTGTCCTCGCGCGGGACCGCGTCCAGCTCCTCGCGCATGGCGGCGGTGCGGGTGCCGTAGGCGGCGCGGATCTGATGGTACCAGCGCCGCTTGCCCTCGACGCTGGCGGTCCAGCCGCGGGCGAAGCAGACGCGCTCGTACAGGCCGTTGCGCACGGCGTCGTCGAAGGTGACGCGGTGGATCGTGGCGGGGAACTTGCCGCTCTCGGCTTCCTTCAGCAGCGTGTTGAAGGCGTTCAGCGCGCCGTTGTGCGAGCTGATGATGCGCACCTTGCCGCCCCAGATCAGCAGGGCCAGCACGGCTTCCAGCACCTTGCCGACGTCGGTGTGGAAGGCCGCCTCGTCGATGACGACGACGCCCTGAAGACCGCGGATCGCCGCCGGCCGCGACGACAGGCCGGTGATCCGGTGGCCCGAAGCGAAGCGGATGCGCCAGGCGGTGATCTGCCGGGTCTTGACCGTGCCGTCCGGCTGTTCCTCCTGATCGTCGAAGACGAAGTCCTCGATCGCGCACAGCTCGTTGGCGACGGTCTGGGCGAAGTTGGCGCAGGTGGCGATGAACTCGCGCCCCTTCTCGGCGGTGTCGCCGATGTACCAGCAGTGGTCGCCGCCGGCATCGCGGCTGGCCGCCGCGATCAGCACGTGGTCGTGCGCCTCGGCGAAGGTCATGCCGGTCCGCCGGCCCTTCGGCCCGATCTTCAGCGGCGACGGGTCGGCGATCCAGTCGCGCTGGTGCTTCAGCAGGAAGCCTTCCGACAGCGGGTCGAGGTCGGCCGCCGTGGCGTGGCCGGCCTCGATCCGGTCGATGGCGCTCTCTGGCGGGATCCACACCGCCGCCGTCCCGTCCTGCATGGCGCTACGCCGCCCCGCCGGCCAGCACCTGGCGGAGCTGGGCGATGCGCTCGACCGACAGCCCCTTCTCGCCGGCCGCCTTGGCCGCCTTCTCCGCGACGTCCAGCTTCTTGACCATCTCCGCGGCCACCTCCTTGCGCATGCGCAGGATCAGGTCGGCGTCGGCCTTGCGGGCCGACGACAGATCCTTCAGGGCCTTGGCCAGGTTAGCCACGGCTTCCGGCGTGAACGACACGGGCGGGCCGTCGGGCGACGCGCCGTCCCCGTCGCCGGCCGCCTGCTGTTCATCGGCCGCCATGAACAGGTCCAGCACGGCCGAGTGCAGCAGCTCGATGTTGAGGCGGGCCGTCCGGCTTTCGGGTTCGTCGCCAAGCTTCCGCATCAGCGCCTCGGCGACGGAGCGCGAGCGCTGGAGGCGCTCGGCGACCTGGTCGACGCCCTGGAGGTGCGCGTGCAGGCGCGACCGCGACGGCAGCTCCTCGGGCGCCACCGACACCGCCACGTCCAGTTCGGGCGGCAGCATGGTGCGCCGGCCGCCGGCCAGATCGTGCAGATGGGTCAGGATCTGGTCGACGGTGTAGCGGCCGGAGGTCCACAGCTGCGCGATGCCCTCGCGCAGCGGGTCCGGCAGCTTGTCCACCTTGGAGGGTTTGCCGGCCATGCCGTCAATCCCGCGACGGACGGGCGACGCCGTCGACGCGCTCCTCGCCGCGCGCCACGCGCTCGCCACGGTCGGTGATCGAGACGGCGATCAGGTCGGGCCGCAGCTCCTCGCACTCGACCAGGCCGGCGGCGGCCAGCCAGCGGGCATCGGCGTTGGTCGACGCACGGTCCACCCGCGAGAAGAAGATGCGCACCGACTTCTCCAGCGTCGACGTGCTGGCCCGCCCGCCGCTCTCATCCAGCAGGCGCAGGAAACACAGGCGCCGGTCGGCGTCGAAGACGGCGCGCACCTGCTCGTTCATGCTCATACCTTGCCTCCCCCGATCGCTCCCATGGCCAGATGGCCGTCGACCATCCGCGCGCTGTCACGCTCCAGGCGCACCAGCAGCGCGTTCAGCGTCTTGATGTCCCCGCGCAGCTCGGCCACCTCCAGCCGCGCGTCACCGATCTCCTCCGCCGCCTTGATGGCCCGCTCGGCCGCCTCCTTGGCGTCCTCGGCCGCGTGGGTCGCCTCGCGGATCGCCGTGTCCATGGTCTGGAAGCGCTGGGCGCCCTCGTCCAGGCGATCGTCCATGCCGTCGAGGCGGACGTGCACGGCCTCCAACTCCTTGCGGCTGGCGAAGCGCTGGGACAGCCACCAGAGCAGGGCGGCGGAAACCAGCGGCGACACCAGCGCCACGGCGGCGCCCCACTCCTTCAGCTCGGCCAGGATGCTCATGCGACCCTCCGGCGCGCGCGCTCCAGTTCGTCCTGGCAGGACACGCAGGTCGCCACGCCGTCGACGGCGTGGCGGCGGGCGGCCGGGATCGGCTCGCCGCACCGGACGCAGGCGTCCGAACCCGGGCCGGGACGTGGGCCGGTGATGCGGCCCGCGAGAGCGTGCGACAGGAAGCGGTCGGTCGCGGCCTGCGCGTTGTCGGCGTCGTCGGCCACGGCGCTACTCCCGGATCTGGGCGCTGTTGACCGTGTCCTGGCCGGGCAGCGGCGCCACCAGGTCGAGGCGGCCGGTCAGGCGCTCGCGCAGGCCCTCGGCGTCGATGCCCAGGTTCCGCAGCACGCCGGGCATCTTCGGCAGCAGGTAGGTCGCGGCGACGCCGACCAGCTCTGAACGCACCTCGACCTTGCTCAGGTCCTTGCCCTGGGCCAGCAGCCGCTCGCGGGCGAAGGTGAGGGCGGGCAGCATGGCCAGCTCCAGCCGCTCGACCAGCTTGCTCTCGTGATCGAGCTTCAGCCAGTCGGCCCCCCGCTTGATCAGCCAGGAACCCAGCGCCGACAGGGCGAGGATGGCCACGTCGATCACCGACGCCACGAGGTCCGGCGGGATCGACACGGCGTAGACCTGCGCGCCGTCCGCCGCCAGCGCCGGCACGGCCAGCAGGATCAGCATGACGCCGCCCGCCGCGACCGACAGCAGGCCGGCGACGGCATGGCCGAGCCGGGCGCCCGGACGGACCAGGGAGTAGATGCCCCACACCAGCAGCGCCAGCGCGAGAACCATGAGGAACGCGATTTCCATGCGGGGGTCTCCTTCAGAGGTACGGCGCCACCAGCTCGCGCCAGTCGCGGACGTACTGGTCCGGCGTGCCCTTCCCGGCGCTGGTGTTGTAGTGGCGCTTCCAGTAGGCGGCCTGGCCGGCCAAGTCCCCGGCGGCCGGCAGCGGCTCGGGCCGGCGGAAGTAGTGGGCGCGGCACATGGCGGCGCCGTAGGCCAGGTTGGTGACGAGCTGGTGGTGGGGGTGCGGAAACTCCCCCTGCATGGCGCGAATGCGCGCGGCCAGCCCGTGCCGGTGCAGCAGGAAGTTCCGCCAGATGTCGTCGTGGGTCGGGCCTTCCATCTGCCAGAGCCCGAAGGCCGGCCCGAGCGTCCCGTCGTTCGGGCCGGTGATCTGGTCCAGCGCGCGCAGCTTGGACTCATGCGCGGCGGTGCCCAGCACCAGCTCGACGGCCGCGGGGCTGTCGAAGCCGCGGGCATCGTCGCCGGCGCAGTGCGTCAGGACGGGCTTGATGACGTGGTCGCGCAGGTGGCGCGGCGACAGGCTGGGGGAGCTGTAGGACATGACGGGGGCACCCTGGCGGTTGTGCCGCCCACTTTGGTGCTCGCTCCCGTTCCCACACACCCGGACACTTGTCCGGGCTTCAGGGCGTCGTGGTCAGAACAGTTCGCCCTGGTCGGGGTCGCCGCTGCGGCGCGCCCCGGAATGGCCGTTACGGTGACGCCGGATCGTCCGTTCGTCAACGCCGGCGAGCTGCGCCGCGCGACCGGAGGTCTCGCCGGCCGACAGCGCCCGCTGGATCGTCGACCAAACCTGGGCACGCGATCCGGTCGGGCCAAGAGGCACCGGGATCTCCAGACCGGTCCCGCCGGCCACCAGATGGGCGCAGATCGCCGCGGCCGTTTCGGCCCCCACCGCGCGCACCAGCCAGTGATCGGCTTTCGGCTTGGCGGGGAAGTAGGCCCGCCGCCCGCCCATCTCGCGCGCGACGGCCAGGGCCGCCGGGGCGCCGGCGATCTCGGCGATCTCGCCCAGCACGCCCGGCAGGACGAGGGAGGGCGGCGCGGCCGTCATGGTGTCCGCCCCCCGGCGCTGGCGGTTGACGAACGGCTGTTGCGCGCGCGAGAGTTCTGGGGAACCACCACAACCGGAGACGCATGATGCGCCCGCACCGGCTTCCCGCCGCGCTTGCCTTCGCCACACTCCTCGCCGCCGTGCCGGCGGCAGCGGCCGACCTGCCCAGCGAGGCGCAGGTGCGCGCCGTCCTGCCGACCTGGTGCAAGTACAAGAACGACGAAAGGGTGAAGCTGGAACGTGAGGCCGACAAGCTGTTCGGCATGCATCCGGCGGTGCCGCCGGGGAAATCGCCGTCGAAGGAGATGCTGGTTGAACACTTCCAGGCGCGGGAAAAGTGGAAGGAACCGCACCTGGAGGCGCTGAACGCCAGCTTCAAGAAGACCACCGGCCTGGACTATTACGCCGCCACGCAGGTCGCGGCGCTGGCCGGCATGTCCAAGGAATGCAAGCGATGACCGCGTCATGATGCCGACGCCCCGTCGGCCTTCGCCAGCGTCCGCGCTCGCCAGCTCTTCAGCGCCTCGATGACCCGTTCGGCCGCCTGCTGATCCAGGCGGCCGAAATCCTGTCGGGTCTGCCGCTTCACGAAGGCGCTGAGAGCGCTCTCAGAGCGGTCCTGGACCGCTCCCAGATCCGCCAGTTCCAGCCACAGCCCCCGGACCATCGCCATCTGCGGCGAGGCGGAGTAACGCGACCGGCCGGCCGGCGGCGGCGCCAGCCGCGGGGCGCCGGCCGAGTGCAGCGCATCCAGGACGCGCCCCAGCTGCGGCCCGGACATCGCCTTGAGCGAACGACCGCCCGCCGCCTTCTCCAGGAAATCGCGCCAGTCGTCGTCACCGTCCAGTCCGGACACCTTGCGCCGGCAGGTCTGGATCGCCTTGATCAGGCGGGCTTGGTTTTCGGACTTCATGATGATGCGCTCACACGTACTTCAATCCTGGGGTTCGGGGCGGCGGTTGTCCCACTCGGCGCCGTCGGCCGCCGCCTCGCCGTCCACCACGGCCTCCCAATCGGTCCCCGTGCCGGTCATGGCCCTGACCAGAGCCATCACGTCGGCAGGGATGGCCGCCGTTCCATCGGCGCGGAAGCCGCAGCAGAGGTCGGCGGACGTCAGGTCGCCGCAGTGCGGGCAGCGGCGCTTCGGTTTGTCAGTCATCGGGTACCTGTGCGGGTGAGAGGGCGGTTGGCTTGGCTGAGCGCGTCGTTGACGATGACGGCCACGTCGGCCGGGGCCATGCCGGCTTCCCGCGCAGCGAGCACGGCAGCCTCCACCAAGCCGGCGGGGTCAGCGTCCAGGCGGGTGGGGAGCGGCCGGCCGGTCAGAGCCAGCGCCCCCAACAGAAGATGCTGCGCGAGCTGGGCGCGTCGGGCGGCGTCCAGCGCCACGCCGCGCCGCAGGTTGCGGGCGTGCACGCCGAACTGGAGGGCAAGGGCGAGGGGCTGCGCGGTCATGCGGCGGCTCCGACCAGGGGTGGGCGGCCCAGTGTGGCGAGCTGCCGGTTGGCCATGCCCACCAGCTCGTCGGCGTTCCTGATCCGGCCGTCGACCTTGAAGAGCCCAGGGCCGGCCGACAGCACCTGATAATCCCGGCTCATCAGGATGCGGCGCGCCTGATCGAGGACGGACTGGTTGAAGCCGGGCGGCGCGATGGCGCAGCCGCCGCCGCGCGCGCGCGGGTGCGGCGACCAGTTTGTGGCGCGGCCGGTGGCGACGATGGTGACGCGCCGCTGCGGGCCTTTCCGGGCGATCCGGATGACGCCGTCCCGCTCCAGGGTGCGGACGGAGACGGACACCCGCGTCTCGCTGAGCCCGAGGAGGTCGGCCGTCGTGCTGTAGGCCGGGCACGGAGCGCCGGCATCCGCCGCCTTCTCCAGCAGTTCCAGCACGCGCCGCGCGGCCGGATCGGCGACCGCCGGCACCGCAGCGACCGGTGGAGGGGCCTCCGTCGTGGCGGGTGGCGGCGGTTCGAGCGCGGCCGGCACGGGTGGTGCGGGCGGAAGGACACGGGCGACACGCTGCCAGGACAGGCGGAGCCGCACACAGATCTGCTCGGGCGGCATGTCCCGCGCGACGAGCTGGCGGATGCGCGCGTCGATCTGGCGGTCGGTCAGCATGATTGCTCCTCCTGCATGACGGCGCCACGCACCAGGGCGGCGATGCTGGGCAGCCCGCGGTCGATCGGGCGCTCAAGCTGGTGCACGGACAAGCCGCGCGCCGGGTTCAGCGTCCGCACGGCACCGTCGATGACCATGAAGGCGACCTCCTGGTGGCCGGGCAGGCCGGCCACCAGGTACACCGGAACGCCCGGCCCGCCGATCGGCTCGACGGTGAGGGAGACGGCGGTCGGCGTGGTCATGACGCACCGGCCTCACGTGCGTCCGCCCTCTGGGCGTAGGCGTCCCGGATCGCGTCGGCGACTTCCTGGACGCGGGCGTTGGTGGGGATCACGACCTCGACGCCCCAGAGGGCCTTGATGCCCTCCTGCAGCACGTCGTAGGCCGGGGCGGCGAGGCCGATGCGGTTGAGGTGCGCGGCTGGCGCCACCTGCTTGGCCAACCCAGGGCCGATACCGGGAAAGGCCAAGCGGGCGACGGCACCCCGCACCCAGAGCAAGACCGCAGCCGGGTCGGACAGGTCAAAGGCGACGGCGTCAGCCATGGGCGGCCTCCACGAGTTCGTCCCCGGCTTCGGTTATGATGTACTCGCCACCGATCCTGGGGTTTGCGCCGTCGCCATTTTCCCGGTCCTGGATCCAGCCGGCCCGGAACAGCGCCACGACTTCCGACACCGTCAGCGCATCCACCATCGGGCCATCTTCGTCGTAGCTGGCGGAGAGCTGGTACATGCGGGTCCCGGCGATCCGCCGGGACAGAGCACCGCCAGCGGCCAGGATCTTGAGAACGGCGAGCTGCCGCTCGGTCGGCAGCAATACCTTGCGCTTAGCCATGAGGCGCCTCCTCCGGCTTGCGCACGTGCTCGATCGGCGCGTCCGGCGGCGCCGTCCGCCAGTCCGGCCACTGCCTGGCTTCGTTCTTCGCCAGTTTCGCCGCGATGCCGGCGGCGATCTGCTCGGGGGAATGCCCGGCGCGCCACGCCCCGTCGAAGGCGAGGCTGATGACGTCGGCCCACTCCTCAAGATCGCCGGGACGGCTCTCGACCTCCACCAGCTCCTTGCGGAGATGGGCCAGCACGCGGGACACCTGATAGCCGGGGCCGAACGTGCGGCTGGACCACTCCATCTGGCGCCGCAGGTGGGCGATCAGATCGAAGGAAGGCTCGGCGGACGGCGGACGGCGCGCCGCGATGATCGCGGCCACGATGTCGCCCACGGTGAAGTCCACGCCGATGCCGACTTTCCAGTCGAGGACGTCGAGATCCACCTCAAAGCGCTTCTCGCACTCTTCGACAACCCACTCCCGGTCCATTTCCAGGAGCCCCAAGGAGCGGAGCAGCCAGCTCGACCAGCCGACAAAGTTGACGGAGAAATTCCGGAAGATGAGCGTGAGGACCTGATCGTACACCTCGACGGCGTCGTTCGTGTCGATCAGATCCTGCATGTGGCGGCGCTGGCGCTGAAGGATGACCAGCGCCTCCGGATCGGTTGTTCCAGCGATCTTCGCCTCGACCTGCGCAAGGCCAGCCCGAAAGTGTTCTATGTTCCACATCACCCACCTCACGCGCTGGCGAGGTCGATGGTGACCGCTTCCCAGCGCGCCTCGGGCGAGGGGCGGCGGTAGAAACGGATGTACGTCTTGGTGCCCTCGACGCGGATGCTGTCGGCGATCGCCGCCATGGCCGCCTGCCAGCGCGGGTCGTCGATCTGAACCCGACGCAGGGCGAAGATCGCCTCGCGGCTGACCTGTCCCTCCTTGTCCGTCTGGAAGGCGTGGTCGACCAGAAGCCGGACCTTGTCGTTGGCGTCGGCCGACCATTCGGCGATGCAGGCGTCGATGTGGTTTTTTGCCACCTGCAGCTCCGGCCCGAAGGTCAGCTTTTCGGCGACCGCCACCTGCACCTTGAGGCGGCCGTCATAGGAGGTGAAGGTGACGTTGCCTTTGGCACCACCGCGCGGCTCGTTGTACTGCTCCGCCAGCAGCGCCAGATGGGCGCCGACGTCGTCGAAGGTGTGGACCTTGAAGCGGGCGATCTGCGCGGACAGCGCGTCGGCGTACTCCACCAGCTTGCGGACCAGCTGGTCCTCCAGCAGGTCGGTCGGCTTGACCAGGTGCTCGGGCACCAAGCGGCCCTTGGCGTCGGCCATGTAGCCGGGCGGGATGGCGGGCGCGGCGGCCTGGGCGGGCGCCGCGGTAACGGTGTCGGTGGTCATCGGAAGAAGCCCTCTCGCTTGTGGTTGGTGGTGACGGCCCCGCCGACGGCGAGGCGCAGGGGATGGAAAGGCATGGGCCGGCGGTTGGCCGGGCGGCAGAAGACCGGCAGGCGCTCGGGCGCGACCGGCGCCGGCGGATGGGGCGGCACCGGCAGGCCGAAGGCGGCGAACAGGGACTGGGCGATGCGGGCGGCGGTCATGACGGCGCCCCCGCGTCGGCCGTGGTGGCGGTCAGCAGGGCGGCGGAGAGGATCCGCTGCAGCAGGGCCACCGGCATGCGCGGGTCGCGGCCGGCCGTGACCATGCGGGCCAGTTCGACCGCATCGCCGACGAGGAAGGGATGCAGCGTGATGTCCGCTCCCTCGTTCGTGACCGTGACGCCGACGACGATTGGCCCGGCCGGCGTCCGGACCCCCAGCACCTGCTGGGCCGCGCCGATGTCCACCACGGCCGTGACGACGCCGTCGATGCCGTCGCCTTCCACGGCGTCACCGACATTGAAGCGGCGCGGCGCGGTCATGCGACCCTCCCGTACTCGACGGCGCCCATCTGGAAGTCCTCGCCGCGCTGGCAGCTCGGGCAGATGTGGTTGTGCGGCCCCTCGCTGAGGAACGGGTGGCGGCAGCGCAGGCACCGCCGCTCCTTCATGGCGGCCGGGCGCTGGCCCTCCTCGGGCGGCTGACGGTCGATCGCCGTCCAGCCGTCCGACGTGATGCGGATGACCGATGCCCGCCCTCCGGCGGCCCGGCTCAGGACTTCCAGCCAGCCGAGCGCCACCAGACGGGCGCGGATCTCCAGGCCGCTGCTCTCGGACATGCCGAGCAGGTGGCCGATGCCGCGCGCGGTGACCGTCCCGCCGGCGGCCTGGGCGTCGGCGATCGCCGTCAGCGCCCGCTTGAGAACGGCCTGGCGGTAGGCCGCGTACGCGGTGGCCGTCATGCCGCACCTCCCGGCCCGGCGGGCTCGGCCATGCGTTCTGCCCATTCGGCGAACCAAGCGGCCAGCTCTTCCGTCTCCGCGGGCGGGAGGCCGGCGGCGCCGTACTGCGCCACCAGCTCGCCGGCCACGGTGCGCAGCCGGTCCGCGCGGCGCGGCTGACCGTACAGCCCGCCGGCCAAGGCGCCGATCCGGCGGGCCAGCGCCGTCACCTCGTGCGGGCGCAGGCCGGGGTGGGTGTCGCGGCCCGCAGGGACGGCGCGCAGCTCGCTGGCGATCGCGAGGAAGGCGCCGGGGCCGGTGGCGTGGATGGCGGTGCGCATGGCTGCCTCACGCGGCGTTGGCCGTGGCGTCGGCGCCGATCTGGTCGCCGGGGTTGCGCTGCTCGTAGGCCATGCGGATGTGGCGAAGGCCGCGCGTCTCGCCCGCCCCCAGCGCCAGCATCGAGGCGAGCTTCAGCACCTTGTCGAGGGTGCGGAGCGCGCCCGGCTTGTTGCCCACCTGCTTCAGGTACTTCACCTCGGCCGGGTCGGTGATGCTCCACGCCTGGACCATCAGGCAGATGTCCTGCGCCTGCGGCTTGGGCTGGCTCATGCGCATGCCGACGCGGCTGGCGAGCTGGGCGAAGCGGCTCTTGCCGCCGTCGATGCGGCTGTAGATCTCCTCGTTGCCGGCCACCACCACGCCGATGCCGGCACGGTCGTGCAGGGAGCGGAGCTGGTTCAGCGCGGCCGGCGCCAGGTGCTGCGCCTCGTCCACGATCAGCAGGCCGTTGGTGCCCGTCATGCGCCGCCGCAGCGCCCGCGCGAACTCGCTGTTCGAGCGTTCGGCGATCTGCATGGTCTCGACGATCTCGCGCAGCATGCCGTTCACGCTGCCGGTCGTTTCCTCCATGGTGCAGAGCCAGACGTTGGGGTGCGTCTGCTGGTAGTGGCGGAGCGCGCTGGTCTTGCCGATGCCCGCGCCGCCGACGATCACGCCGAAGTCGGCGGCCGTCTGGCACCACTCCAGGATCGACAGGATGTGGGTCGCCGTCGCCGTGGGCTGGAAGCCGGGGGAGCGCGGCAGCACGGCGGCCGTCTGCCTGCGCTCGCGCCGGGCGGCGATCCAGATCTGCACCTCTCCCGCGACCTTGTCGTTGTTCCCGGCGTAGGTGCCGTTCAGGAAGGCGCTGAAGGTGGAGTAGGCCACGCCGGCGTCCTTCGCGGCGGCGGCGATCGACGGAAACTCGGCCTCGGCGATCTGCCGCGCCTCGGCGCGGATGCGGTCGAGATCCGTTTCGGCGAAGCTGGTGTCCTGTCTGGTGTCCATGGTACGGTCGCTTCCCTTCATGCGTGTAGTGGTGTGCGTGGGGGTTCCGGGGGGCGGCGTTCCAGCGCCGCCCCCCGGTCGTTCGGGGTCAGTCGTTCGACGAGACGAGACGCAGCGCCCGCATGCCGCGGGTGAAGTTCGTCAGCGTTTCCTGCTGCGTGTCCGTCCGGGCCTCGGCCGCCGGGGCGGCGGCCACCGCCAGGTTGCCGAAGAGGGGGCGCACCACCTTGGCCTCCGGCAGCGGCGCCGCCTCGGGCTGCGGCATGAGGGCGGCGACCTTGTCGATGCCCAAGGTCCGCTCGGCCTCGGCCATGGTGCGACCGGCCTTCCTCCAGGCGCCAACCGCGCGGGCGTGCCGCTTCGACGCCTCGGCGTCGGCGAAGCCGGTGTCGCCGATGCACTCGGCCGTGCAGACGAAGGAGCCGTCCAGGCGGTAGACGTGCACGGGCTGGTGCAGCCGGTCCGGATCGAAGCGCAGCACGACCTTCTTGCCGATCAGCCCCACCAGCCGCTCGTGCCAGTAGCGGTTCTCGTGCAGCCACACCGATCCGTCCGGCTGCCGGCAGGTGACGCCCTCGGCCGCCAGCAGCCACAGCCGGCGCTGTTCATCCGCCAGCCCCTTGGCCGTGCGGATCGGGCTCTTGGCGTAGCTCTCGGCGAAGACCTCGGCGCGGCTCCGGCCCTTGCCGGCGCTGTTCAACGCGGGATCGTGGTTGAAGCGGTGGATCTCCCGCTCCACCACCTTCACCAGCTCGGCCAGCTCGATGGCGCGCTCGCCGTAGTTGGAGGGCTTGTTCTCCGGGCTGTTGCCGGTGTAGGCGCCGGCGCACTCCGGCGCCTTGGAGATGTAGCGCGACAGGGTACCGAAAGCGCGTTCGATGGGCTTGGCTTGGCCGTGGCGCGGCTTGGTGAAGTGGATCTCGGAACCGACCAGGCCGAACAGGCCGACCGGATCGTCCTCCTTGATCTTGAAGCGGTACCGGCCGGCGCTGCCGCCGGTGTTCTCCTTGGCCGCCGCCGCCATGGTGTTGTCCGACCACACATGGTCGGGGATGCCCCAGGTCTCGATCACGTCGCCGAAGGCGAGGCGGAAGGCGTAGGCCGTCTCGGCCTGATCCAGGCGCCAGCTCACGATCATGCCGGAGTAGATGTCCTGGAAGCCCAGCAGGAACGTCCTGGACGGCTTCTTCTGGCCCGGCCAGAGGGAGAACACGTCGATCTTGTGGCCGTCGTAGTTGACCGCCTCCAGCGCGTGGAACACCGACTTGTCGCGGCGCTGGGCCGGGTAGAGGCGTTCCAGCGCGTCGGCGCCCTGGCGGTACAGCACGAGGGTGCGCGGGTCGACGTCCTGCTCGACGCGGCGCTGGAACGTCTTGCACGACGGCAGCCGCCAGCCCTCGGCCTTGGCCACGTCCTTCAGCCGGTTGTAGCATTCGGCGTAGGAGGGCTGTTCCTCGCGCAGGTAGTCGCCCTTGAAGATCTCCCAGGCGCCCTCCGGCATGGTCTCGGCCGAGCGTTGGCGGCCGGCGCGGTGGTCCAGCAGGTAGGGCAGCCAGTCGGCCCGGGCGATGCCGGCGACGCGCTCGTACCAGCCGAAGATGGTGCTGCGGCCAACGCCGTTCTGGCGGCCGACCATGGCGGCGGCGTCGTCCTTCCCCATGCCGCCGCGCACGGCCTCCTCGATCTGCAGGAGAATGGCGAGCTTGGCCTTGGCCGCGCTCTTCTTCTTGTCCGGCTGGCGCTCGTAGAAGGCCCATGCCTCGTCACGGGCGATGGCCTGTTTGCGCTCCCGGCGATCCGCCGTGGGGTCCTCGGGCGCCGGCTGGTGCTGGGCCTGATGGGACACCTGGAGGCGGGCGGGCAGCAGGCGGTAATGGTAAGCGTACCCGCCGCCCTCGGCCGGCCGCCACACCCCATCGGGGTTGGAGCGGGACCAGCGGCGCTTCGGGGCGCGCCACTCCCAGCGGCGGACGTTGGCGTTGAACGCCTGCGGCGAGATGTCGAGAAGGCGCGCCATGTCGGCGGCCGGCAGCCATTCCCAATCGGCCGTCATGCTCCCCTCCATTTCCGGCGGGCCATGGTCTTGCGGCGGTCCAGCGCCTCGATCTGCTCGGCGCACATCGCCTCCTCGACCGCGCCCAGGTAGCGCTCCTCGATGACGGCCAGGCCGAAGGGCTCGGCCAGCAGGGACAGCAGGCGGAAGTCGCGGGTGGCGTGGATGAAGGCGAGGAAGCGGACGACGTTGATGGTGTAGGTTTCGCGCGCCTCGCTCATGTACTGGTCGAGCACGGCCTTGGAGACGTCCTCGCCCAGGTACGCGGCCATCTCCGCCGCGATCTGCTCGCGGGGCTTGTCGCACTCCTGCTCGGCCATGTGCATGGCGCGCAGGAAGCTGCTGCGCAGGCTGGCCGCGCGGACCTGATCCGGCTCCTTGTAGCGGACGGCCGGCGGTTCGGGCGGCTGCCACGCCAGGAGGTCGAGGGTGCGGTTGTCGCGTGGGCGGGCCATGGGCTCAGCCCTCCGCCCGGCTCTTGGGTTGGGGCCGGCCGGGCAACGGCCGCTCGATGCGAATGCCCGCCGTGGCCATCAGCCGCTCCACCGTCGTCGAGGTGTTCGTGCGCGCGTTGTCGAGGCGCACCACCGGGGTGCTCTCGTTCTGGTGCGCCATGATCAGTCTCCCGCTCCGGTGGTGGCGGTTCTGGCGCGGATCACCTCTTCCAGGTCGATCTGCTCGGCCCCGTCATTGGCGACGGGTGCCGGACGGCGCCGGCTCCCTCTGTCCTCGATCTCCGCCAGCAGCTCGCGCAGCTCGTCCAGACGCCCCTCGGCCTGCAGCTCCGCCAGCCAAGCGCGGCGGCCCTGCCGGCCGGCGCGATCCCATGCCTTGCGCAGGGCCGCCACCTTCTTCTCGCGATCGTCGCTGACCGGTTCCGCGGCGCCGTCGACGACGCGCAGGGCCGCCTGGACGGTGTTGACGGGGCTGTCGTCGGCCAGCAGGGCGTCGATCACGGCCAGACGCTTGGCTGGTTCCACCTTGGCGAGCGCCAGCAGCTCGGACTGCTTGCGCGCGATCCACGTGCCGGCGATGCGGGCGCGCACCTCCGGCGCCAGCCGGCTGGCGATCATGACGGCGCGCTGGATGGTGCGCTCGTCCAACCCGCAGCGTTCGGCGGTGTCGCGAGCAAACGACATGATGTCGGTTGCTGCTCCCTGACGGGCCTTGCCGCCCGCGACGCCGGCCTTCGTCTCCGGGTGCAGCTTCTCGTACAGCGCCTTGCGCTCGGCCAGGAACACGGCGCGGTCGAGCGGGTTGAGGTCGTGACGGACGAGGTTCTCGTCGATTTCGGCCAAACGGGCCGCGTCATCGCTGCCGCTGTACGCCCGCACCTCGATGTGGGTCCAGCCGAGGATCTGGGCGGCCCGATACCGGTGTCCACCGGCGATCAGCCGATAGCCTGCGGCCACCACCAGCACCTCGATCCGCTGCCGCATCCGCCCGCTTTCGCGAATGTTCTCGGCGAGCAGCATCGCGTGGCCCTCGTCGATCGCCCGCAGGCGCTCGCCCACGTCGATGTCCGCGAGGGGGATCGTCCGGTCACCCAGATCCTTCAAGGCCGGCGCTGGTGGCTTGACGTTCGGCACGTTCATGCTCTCGCTTCCTTTTGACGGTGACCACCCGCCGCGCCGGACCTATAGTTTTCCATGGGTTGAGGACGCTTCCGGGTCCCGTCGCGATGGTAGCGGCTGGGCCACAGCATGACGGGTGCCACTCCCAGCAGGGCGGCGATCACCGCCTCGCCCTGGGGGTGCGGACGCCGAAGGGCCGCGGAACAGGTGCCGACCGGCAGGCCATGCTCGGCGTCGAGTTGGGCAAGCGACTTGCCGATGCGCTTTTCCAGCTCGGCCTTGATGTCGGCCTTGTGCCATGTGCGCTTTCGCGCCATACGGAAAGGTCCTCTTCGGTCCCGCTGCCGGCCCCGCCAGGCCGGCTTTTCACGGGGGGTGGGTTGCTATGTATGGAAAAACGATAAGCCTGTTTCAGCGTAAAAGCAACTGGCTGAAACAGCGAATTGGCTGTTTCAGCGAGAGCGGCAGGCATGACAAGCACCGGCAGGCGAGATTTTTCAGCGAAATCAGCGTTTTAGCCGGTCTCGGGAAACGCAATTTCGCTGTTTCTGGTTTTGGTTTCAGCCATGCCTAGAAAGGCGAAACCAGCGACGCCCTTTGCCGAGCGCCTGATGGCGGTTCGGGAGGATCTCGGCCTCAAGCGGGACGAGTTGGCTGAGAGGCTGGCGTGGAAGGCCAGCACGCTGGCCAATTACGAGCAGGGACGGACGTTCCCGCCACCCGAGTTCCTGGAGCGGTTGCGGGAACTCGGCGTCTCCCTCGACTGGATCATCACCGGCAACGGCCACATGCTGCTGGTCCAGGCGAAGAGCACGCGGGACGCCCCGGACAGCCCGCCTGCGCGGCCTGCTATGGCCGACGAAGATCTGCTCGACGTGCCGGCTTTTCTGCGCCGCCAGACGGAACCAGAACCCCAGCAAGCCCCGGCCCAGACCGCCGCGATGGACGAAGACCTGCACGGCCGCGTGGTGGAGGGGATCTCCACGGTGTATAAGGAAGAGGGCGCCGGCCTGCCGCTCCGACATCTCGGCCAGCTGGCGGCGCGCATCCACAACGAGCTGATGGCGGCCTACGAGGATCCGTACGAGCGCTCGATCGGATTGAAGCTCGCCCTGGAGCAATTGCGTCGGGAGCTGCGCTCGACCAACACGGGGTCAACTTCTAGCAAACGCTTGGCTTAA